TCTTCAGTTGACTCAGCAGCACCAGGAGAATTCACTGAGGAAACCGAAGGGACACTAAATGAAGTGGAGGCATCTCTTTCTCCTCAAGAGATTGCTCTTCAAAAGAAGAAGGGACAAATCGACATGCAGATTATTAAGAAGAGAAATCAAGCATTGAGAAAAGATGCTGATAAAATGAAAAAAGATGAAGTAGCAAAAGAGGAAGCAATTCTAGAAAAATCTGCTGCTTGGACAAGGAAAGCGGGTAAGAGCAAAGAAGGTGGACTTAACGAAAAAGGACGTAAGTCCTATGAAAGAGAGAATCCAGGTTCTGATCTAAAAGCACCTTCTAAAAAAGTTGGTAACAAGAGAAGAGCATCATTCTGTGCAAGAATGAAAGGTATGAAGAAGAAACTTACTTCTACCAAAACTGCTAATGATCCAGATAGCAGAATCAATAAGTCACTTAGAGCATGGAATTGCTGATATGAATGTAGTAAAAATTTTAGGTGAATCAACCTCCATCAATGCAGGAACTGGATCTTCTGTTCCTGCATCAGTTAATAGTAGTATAGGCTCTGCAGTAGGTGCAGAATATGTTTTACTCCAACATAGCCACTCATCTGATCGTCTGGTAGAAATCAGAACAGGTGCTGGAGTGACATATGGAAGTATTCATATGGCAGGCAAAGATCCTATCATAATTCATAAAGATAGAAGTGATTTATTGTATTCAAGTGCATCAGATGTATACGCAACATCGGTAGTTTATCAGGGATAATTTTTTGGTATGAGTGATAATGTATATCTTGGCAATCCTAATCTAAAAAAAGCGAATACGCCAATTGAGTTTACTGAAGAACAAATCATTGAGTTTGTTCAATGTCAACGTGATCCGGTTTATTTCGCTAACAAGTATGTAAAAATTGTTAGTCTGGATGAAGGACTAGTATCATTCAAACCATATCGCTTTCAAGAAAAGTTAATCAACAACTTTCATGAGAATAGATTTAACATCTGTAAAATGCCGCGACAGACTGGCAAAAGTACTACAGTTGTCTCTTATCTTCTTCACTATGCGATTTTCAATGACAGTGTTAACATTGGCATACTTGCTAACAAAGCAGCAACAGCTAGGGAACTTTTAGGCAGATTACAAACTGCATACGAGAATCTACCTAAATGGATGCAGCAGGGTATAATGGTATGGAACAAAGGTTCTTTGGAGTTAGAAAATGGCAGTAAGATATTGGCAGCTTCTACGTCTGCGAGTGCTGTCCGAGGCATGTCATTTAACATCCTCTTTCTCGACGAGTTCGCGTTTGTCCCAAATCACATTGCTGACTCGTTCTTTGCCTCTGTTTATCCTACTATTACTTCTGGCAAAAACACCAAAGTAATTATCGTATCTACCCCACATGGTATGAATCACTTCTACCGTATGTGGAGTGATTCTGAAAAAGGAAAGAATGAATATATTCCAACTGATGTTCATTGGAGTGAAGTTCCAGGAAGAGATGATGCATGGAAAGAACAAACCATTGCAAACACTTCAGAACAACAATTTAAGATTGAGTTTGAGTGTGAGTTCCTAGGATCTATTGATACACTAATCGCTGCAAGTAAATTGAAAGCATTGGTTTATGATAATCCTTTAAAATCTAATGCAGGATTAGATGTATATGAGGAACCACAAAAAGATCATGATTATTTAATTACAGTTGATGTAGCAAGAGGTGTGGGTGAAGATTATTCTGCGTTTATTTGTGCTGATATTACATCTTTCCCACATAAAATAGTTGCAAAGTATAAAAATAACGATATCAAACCGATGTTATTCCCTAACATCATATATGAAGTAGCAAAAAATTATAATAGTGCATATATTCTTTGTGAAGTAAATGATGTTGGTGATCAGGTAGCATCACTACTTCACTATGATCTTGAGTATCAGAATGTTTTGATGTGCTCTATGAGAGGTAGAGCAGGACAAGTAGTTGGACAAGGTTTCTCTGGTAAGAAAACTCAATTGGGAGTTAAGATGTCCAAGACTGTCAAGAAAGTTGGAGCACTCAATCTCAAGACAATGATTGAAGAGAATAAACTTCTTTTTAATGACTTGGATATTATATCAGAACTTACCACATTTATTTCAAAAAACAATTCATTTGAAGCAGAAGATGGTTGCCATGATGACTTAGCAATGTGTCTTGTCATCTATGCATGGTTAGTTGCTCAAGACTATTTTAAAGAACTTACCGATCAAGATATTAGAAAACGACTTTACGAAGAGCAAAAAAATCAAATAGAACAAGACATGGCACCCTTTGGATTCATGGATGACGGACTTGGTGAAGAAAGTTTCACTGATGACGAAGGTGAAAGATGGTTTAATACATCAGAATATGGAGAAACTGCTGGTGGTATGGATTATATGTGGAAGTACTAATGATTAGATTTTTAAACTTATTGAGTAATATTGTTGATCCAAATTGGTGGGCAGAAATTGTTGGTAAAAAATCTGGTTTATATGCTTTAGTAAGTAAACCAAATAAATTTAAAGAATGGAAGTCAAAGCAACCATTATGGAAACAAACCTTTATCGAAGTGTTGATGTTCACACTTTTAGCATTAGCATTTGAACCAGTGTTAAACATGTTAGGTTATTCAATGCTTCCATGGAGATGGTTCTAATGGATTTAGATAAGCAGATAAAATTGGGGCATCTGCTTCTAAATGATCGAAAGTGTAGAGTGTGTGGCGAGACTAAAAACTTAATAGAAGGATTTTACAGAACAAGAAAAGATAGAGGAGCAGTTGCATCATCATATTCTTATGAGTGTAAAGACTGCACCATTAAGAGAATACTTGATAAAAGAAAGAAACAAACACCTTTTATTGATTGGAACTATCCAGATTGGTAGTTCGCGTCTCGTTTCCCCGCTGAAAATAGTCAAAATTCTAAATATTCTTAGATAAACTGAGACAACGGAGAAAAACATGGCGACTCCTCAATTATCTCCTGGGATACTTGTAAGGGAGGTTGATGTAACTGTAGGAAGAGCTGATAATCTTCTTCAGAACAATGGCGCAATTGCCGGCCCCTTTAGTCTGGGCCCTGTTTCTGAAGCGATCGATATTACTACAGAAGCAGAACTGATCGAAGTATTCGGACAACCTATCTCAACAGATAGGCACTATGAATACTGGATGACTGCTTCATCCTTCCTCACTTATGGCGGAAGATTAAAAGTCGTCAGAGTTGATGGATCAAACCTCAACAATGCTAACGCTGGTGTAGGAATTGCTTCCACATCTCTTAAAATCAAGAACTTCGATGACTATAACGCAAGTTATAGTTCTGCGACAGATTTCTATTATTCTGCAAAGAATCCTGGAACTTATCTCAACGACTTAAAAGTTGCTACTATTGATGACTTCGGCGATCAAGTCATTGGTATTACAACTAATGATCCTGGATTATCCAACTTCACGGTTGGTTTTGGTGTTACCATGGCACTATCAGGAACAGAGGCAGGTGTAGGTACAACTAAAACTGTTGATGGATTCTTAAAAGGAATTATAACTGGAGTAACAACTGACTCAACTAACAGTGCAAGTAACATTGTTGTTAAGGTTGTATCAAGAGTATCTGGTGCAGGAACTGAAACTGCTATTGATTATGTTCAGTCAGATCCATTAAGATCTTTCCAGAGTGGATCAACAATTATTCCCGTAAACAACTCAGGAATTAACACTGGTAAAGGAATTGGAGTATTTGCTGGTGCTGCGGGCACTGTAACTGATTGGTATGATGGACAGACATTAGGACTCTCCAATTCAACCATCTTCTGGAAAGAGATCGCTCCTAAACCCGTTTCTAGTAAGTATGTTACCGATAGAAGTGGTAAAGGTGATGCAATGCACGTTGTTGTCGTAGATGATACTGGTTCTGTAACTGGAATTAAAGGAAATATTCTTGAAAAGAATATTTTCATGTCTAAAGCACTTGATACTGTATCTGCTTTAGCATCACCAGAAAGAACTTACTATAAGGATTATCTCGCACAAGGTTCTAAGTATCTATATGCGGGTGGAAATGTTTCCTCTGCTGAAGATAGTTTCCATGGAACAAAACCAGTTGCAACTGGATTCTCTGCTTCCTTTACTCCTTTTACAACATCACAAGGACTATTTGGACAAGATGCTCAAGGTGTGACATTCAGTGCCATTGGTAATAAAACTTACTCACTTTTAAATGGTAAGGACTATAGCGGAACCGACAACGCTGGCATGTCTGCCTCTCTTGGATCTGTTGCTGATGGATACGATCTGTTTGCCAATAAGGACGAAATTGAAGTTGATTTCTTACTGATGGGGCCTGGATGCACAACTGAGGCAGAATCTCAAGCAAAAGCAAACAAACTGATTTCTATTGCTAATGAGAGGAAAGATTGTATTGCTTGCATCTCACCTCACAGAAATAATGTTGTAGATGTTTCTTCTACCACAGATCAAACTAACAATATTGTTAAGTTCTTCAGTTCACTAACTTCTTCTTCATTCGCCTTCTTTGATAGTGGATATAAGTATACTTATGATAGATTTAACAATCAATTCCGTTATATCCCAACAAATGGTGATATTGCAGGACTGATGGTTAGAACTGAAATTGATCAATTCCCCTGGTATTCTCCTGCAGGACAACAAAGAGGTGTTCTTAATAATGCAATTAAACTTGCATTTAACCCCAATAAGTCACAAAGAGATTCTCTGTATGAAGCAAGAGTTAACTCTATTGTTACATTACCTGGCACTGGAACCGTTCTCTTTGGAGATAAAACCGGATTAGGTTTTGCATCTGCCTTCGACAGAATTAATGTTCGTCGCTTATTCCTTACAGTGGAAAAAGCACTGGAAGGACTTGCAAACGATCAACTATTTGAGTTCAATGATGAGAACACAAGATCTTCATTCACCAATGCTGTAGAACCTTATCTCCGCGATGTTCAAGCAAAGAGAGGACTGTATGACTTCCGCGTCATTTGTGATTCCTCTAACAACACTCCTGACGTTGTTGACAACAATGAATTCAGAGCAGATATCTTCTTGAAACCCACCAAAACTATTAATTATGTTACCTTGACGTTCGTTGCTACACGAACAGGTGTTTCTTTTGAAGAAGTAACTGGTAGAGTTTGATTTAATAATAAACTAATTACGGAGGAATCAACTAATGTCAAGTTTAAAAACGATCAGTCAATTTAAATCCGCCCTTCAGGGGGGCGGTGCTCGTCCTAATTTATTTGAAGTAAATATGGTATCGTGGCCTGGAACCAGCAGCACGGGTACATTTAATGCTTCTGCTCAAGAAGAATTTCAGTTTCTTTGTAAAGCAGCTACTTTACCTTCCTCTAATATTACTCCAATTGAAATTCCATTTAGAGGAAGAACTCTTAAAGTTGCTGGAGATAGAACCTTTGATACCTGGACAATTACTGTTATCAATGATGAAAACTTCAGAATGAGAAAGAAATTTGAAAAGTGGATGAATGGTATCAGTAAATTATCTGATGCTTCTGGTGCTACTAATCCTGCTTCATACATGGGCAACGCTGTTGTTCACCAACTTGGAAAAGGTGCTAATAAGGAAAAACATTCAAAAAATAACACTGGGGATAACGATGGTAGTGGTGGAATAGCGAGTGTAAAACCACTCAGAACATATATGTTCCGTGATATTTTCCCAACTGAAGTATCTGAAATTGCACTTTCTTATGATACTACTGACACTATTGAAGAATTTACTGTAACATTCCAAGTTCAATATTGGACTGCAGGAACAGGTAGTCAGACTGGTGGTGCCTCTGATCAGGTTGATGATGTACTTCAATAAATAGTGAAATAAAAGACTACAAATAAATCATGTCTAAATTATTTGGGTTCTCGATTGAGGACACCGAAAAAACTCCACCTAGTGTGGTTTCCCCCGTTCCTCCTAATAATGAGGACGGGGTAGATCACTATTTAACTAGTGGATTTTTCGGACAATATGTTGATATTGAAGGTGTCTACAAGACAGAGTTTGATTTAATCAAGCGTTATCGTGAGATGGCACTTCATCCTGAGTGTGATAGTGCCATCGAAGATGTTGTGAATGAAGCAATTGTCGCTGATACGAATGATTCTCCTGTCGAAATAGAACTTTCTAACCTAAATGCCAGTGATGGTATTAAAAGAAAGATCAGAGATGAGTTCAAATATATCCTCAGTTTATTAGATTTTGACAAAAAAGCACACGAAATCTATAGAAATTGGTATATTGACGGACGACTTTACTATCATAAAGTCATTGATATGAAGAACCCTCATGAGGGTATTCAAGAATTACGCTATATTGACGCAATGAAAATGCGTTATGTGCGTCAACAAAAGAAAAAAGATAGCAATAATATTCGTTTAGCGAATATTGGTAAAGCATCTGACAATCCAATGGAATATGAATTTCCAGAGATTGAAGAGTATTTTGTTTACAATCCAAAGAGTACATATCCTAGTGCAAGTCCTGGATCCGCACAAGGTGGACAATCTGGAGTAAAATTCTCTAAAGATTCAATCACATATTGTTCATCTGGACTCGTAGATCGTAACAAAGGATCAACTCTTTCTTATCTTCACAAAGCAATCAAGTCTCTTAATCAACTAAGAATGATTGAAGATAGTCTTGTTATTTACAGACTATCAAGAGCACCTGAGCGTAGAATTTTCTATATTGATGTTGGTAATCTGCCAAAAGTAAAGGCAGAACAGTACCTGCGTGATGTAATGAATAGATATCGCAATAAACTTGTATATAATGCACAAACAGGTGAGATTCGTGATGACAAAAAATTCATGTCAATGCTTGAAGATTTCTGGCTTCCCAGGCGTGAGGGCGGAAGAGGCACCGAAATCTCCACTTTGCCTGGCGGACAAAACCTGGGCGAAATCACTGATATTGAATATTTTAAAAAGAAACTGTACAAGTCACTTAATGTTCCTATCTCCAGAATTGAAGGAGATGGCGGGTTTAACCTGGGGAGATCTTCTGAAATCCTGAGAGATGAAGTTAAATTCAGTAAGTTTGTAGGACGTTTGAGAAAGCGTTTTGCTGCAATGTTTAATGATATGCTCAGAACTCAGTTGATTCT